TGGTTATGGCTGGTACTGGTGTTGGTAAGTCTCTCTTCATGTGTCACCATGCGGCTAACTGCCTCTCTCAAGGCAAGAATGTTCTCTATATAACGTGCGAAATGGCAGAAGAGAGGATCGCCGAGAGAATTGACGCAAATTTGATGGACGTTACTCTCGATGACCTAAAACAACTTCCCAAATTGATGTATGACAAGAAAGTGGAAAAACTCAAGAAAGATATTAAGGGAAAATTAATTGTCAAGGAATACCCAACTGCAACTGCCAATGTCAATCACTTTCGACATCTGTTGGAAGAACTACGTCTGAAGAAGTCTTTTGTGCCAGATGTGGTATTTATAGATTACCTAAATATATGTGCTAGTGCTCGAATGAAGAACACTGGTTCAGTCAACTCATATACTATGGTGAAGTCTATAGCCGAAGAACTTCGTGGACTTGCCGTGGAATATAATATTCCACTTTTCACGGCAACCCAAACCAATCGTCAGGGTTTCTCCAGTACCGACGTTGACCTAACGGATACTTCAGAGTCGTTCGGACTTCCGGCGACTGCTGATTTTATGTTTGCTTTGATTTCTACGGAGGACTTGGATGAAATGGGTGTGGTGATGGTAAAACAGTTAAAAAACCGTTACAATGACGCAGCCTCAAACCGTAAGTTTTTGGTTGGAATAAATAGAGCAAAGATGAAACTTTTTGATTCAGAGGATTCATCTGCACTCACGCAGAGTAATCAAACAGAATCAAAAATAAATGGTTCTGGGTTTGATGGTTCTAATTTTGATGATAAATTTGTATCGAAGTCTAAAGAAAATGATTTTAGTAATTGGAATATATGATGGCGAGTGATATTCGGGAAATCAATAACAGAAGCGATTCTTTGACTCGTAGCATTGAAAATGTTATTGGTACTCTTGATGAGTATTTGATCCAGAATATTACGTCTCAGGATTCGGTTATTCCTGTTATTGGACTGAATGAAGATGGTTCACTTGGTCTGTTTGAAGGCGGCAAACCAATTCCGATTGAGATACTTCAACGAGGAGAAACTCAAGAAAAGGTTACAGTTCAGAGAGAGATAATTATCTCTTCTGATGGCAAAAACAAACAAACTGTAGAAGAAATAGATTTTGATGGTGACTTCTTTACAGCTTCAAGAACTGGTACGAAAATTGAAGTATCTCTGAAGGATCGTGCTAGTTTTCTTGTCTATATAAGTGATGAAGACCCTGTAAAAAATGAATTGATAAGAGATGGTGATTTTTGGTTTTTAAGTCTTTTTGGAAAAATGTATGTAAGGTATGACGGCGTATGGGTTCAACCCCATCCCCAGTGAGGTGAAATATGGCTATAACATTCCCATCCACACCCAGAATTAACCAAACTTTTACTTCCAGTTCACGAACATGGAAATGGAATGGTTTTGCTTGGGATGCTGTGTTGGACATTCCAGCAGGTGAGGGTGGAGCAGGCCTTTCTGGTGATCCCGGAACTCATATATCTCATAACATTGAAAATAATCATTTCTATCCAGTAATTTCATCAGATAGAACCGGAACTGGAAGAAAGGTTCTTGTTCTACAGGATGATGGAACGGTTGGGTTTGAGTATATATTCTTTCATGATATATTCAAACCATCTGAATTTACTTTCACCATTGGTTCTTTTACTCTTGGTGGTTCTGCGTCAAAAACTACTTTGATTGGGCCTGCTGGCTCTGGTTTCGATCTCAGTGGTTATACTCAATTTGCAGTTACCTATCCCTCTCTGACCGTAGAACCAACATCTGCTCAAATTTCTGGTAATTTTGTGAGTGGATCTCCAATATCGTTGAGTTCTCCTTTTACTTCTCTTTCTACCAGTGGATTGTCAGTTTTATATCCCACAGGCGATGATCCAACCACTACATTTACCTTGACTGCTGTTGGGGAAAATGGGGTCAGTCAGACAAAAACCGTCAGTATAGTTTTCCCCAATTATACTTATTATGGAATACACGGTTATGACCCTCTCAATCCCCCAAACGGAGTGATTACTGGGGATAATATGGATGATTTTTTAACTTCCGATTTGGTACTTGGGAGTAAATTAGATTCTGGATATACAATAGAAGTCGAGACTGGTTTGGATGAATATGTTTGGTTTTGTTATCCAGCCCGACATGGTTTAATTCGAAGTGTTGTTGAGGCTCGTTCTGGCCAACCGCGAACGGACTCTTTTTTCTATCAGGGAACAGAATCACATACAAACGCCGTTGGGTATACCGAAGATTATCATATTTACAGAGCTTCTCAAGAGAATCAGGGTCTAGAAGAGTTGACATTTTCAACAGCATAAAAGTATAAATAGAGTGATTAATCAGTCATCGAGGAGAAGCCATGCCATTTAGAGTAAGCGATATAATCTCACCACAAAGTGTGGAAGTCAATCGGTTTATTGATGGTGCTTTTTATTATGCTATAGACGCTGTTGATATTAACAATGCGGTTCGAGGGTTTCAGGATCAACTTGGAATTACTTCTGATACGGATTTGACTCTATTAGGATCTACTGGTAGTCTCAAGTTTATTGTTACACACCCATATAGCCTTCCAGAGGGTATAAGTACTGATATTCTTGTGCAAAATGGTTCTATAGCCTTTGTGGGAACTGGTGACATTGTTCAGGTGGTGAGAGAAAGTTACAGAACGGCTAGAGGATATACATTCTCGGTCATTTTTGATGCTTCAAACCGTGGATCCACTTTGCCAGATGGAAATGCTCCAGATGGTCAAGTTGGTACGATCGTATTCAATGCAACTGATAAAAACTTCTATGGTTTTAATGGTACAACGTGGGCTCAAATTGGTGCAGGTAGTGGGACTTCAAATTTCAATTATACGGTCGGTATCACATCACCTTCAGATCCTGCAACTGGTGATAAATGGTTTGAAACTCGATCGGCTTTAGAATACACATATCTAGGTGCAGGTGATGGTTGGGTTGCGCTTAATGTTGCTAGAGGTGAGACTGGTGCCGATGGTCAGGATGGTAGTGAAGGCCCGCAAGGCGCTACAGGTTTCACTGGTGCGACTGGTTTCACTGGTCCTACAGGTACAACAGGTGCAACAGGCGCAACGGGTGCCACTGGACCTAAAGGAAATCCTGCTGGTCTTTCGTACCGATTGAATACCGGCGGTGTGATAGCAAAAGGCGAAGTTAAACTTGATGGAATTGGTAACATCGCGCCGCCGAACAGTGTTATCGTAAGTAATAGTGACGCTTTTGAAAATCCTGGTGCTCAGGATTATTTTGAAACTCCTATAGACAAAAACAATTCTGGTTTCATTTTCATTCAAAGTCAGTCCGATGAAACTCTTTACACTTATGGTGGTTTTTCAACAGTTACCAGTATAGGTGGAGCAATTAGATATAGTCTTTCCACTGCTTGGTTAGGAAACTCAAGTGGTGTTTCTGGTGATATTCCTAACGGAAACACATATTCTGTATACTTCATACTGGATGGTGGTATAGGTGTTGATGGTGTAGCTGGTCAAACAGGTAACACTGGTAACACTGGTGATATTGGTGCTACGGGTGCAACTGGAACGGTCGGAGCTATTCTCGGTTATGGTAGAACTGGTTCCACTGCTGCATCCGACCTCGTAGAAAACCCTGTTGCAATAGAGTTCAAGACTGATCTAGGCGGTGTAATTGATATTGCATCTATTGAACAATCAGGCAACTTTGACTATGGTGATGGTGGAACTTACGCTCAAGTTTACATTAGTGTTCGAGGAGAATCTGGAAGTACAGCGGAAACAAGACAACCAAATACAAATTTCAGTGAAGAGGGGTCTGGTCGTAAGGTCATGATTCTTCTAAATGATGGTAATGTTACGTTTGACTGGGTGCGTCCCTATGATATCTTTAGTGATAGCGAACTTCGTCTTCAGATTACTTCGTTTACAGTTAGTTCGGACACCGACGAAGGTAGTACGAGTATTGGAAACGAGGCGAACGCGGTTCGAATCGGTCCACAGGGCAGTGGTGGGTATACATTTGCAGAAAACAATTATAACTATTTTGTAGTTGCTTATGGCCCGTTCAATGCTCCTTCTTCGACCGCTGGTGTTACTCTTTCCGTATCCTCGGATGACTTCGTTGGGGGTATTACTGACTACACTTTCCAAACAAGTGTTAATCTTTTTGATACAATTAATGATCCGATTCCATTAGGAGGTGGAACACTCGCACTTGAATACCCTCCTAGTAGTAATATTACACGAAATATTAGGGTTGAGGTTAAGAATGATCTAGGC